TTTTCTCTAAAAATATCTGCCGCCGCGGCTCCTGTTGAAAATGCTCTTTGTAATTGCTCACCCGTTGTCTTAAAGTCCAAGCCTGCCACTGCCGCAATATTACCTGTAAGTTTTAAGTTTTCGTTTAAGGCATCAGCATCAGCCGATACAATGGCCAAGTTTCCTGAAGCCGCCGCAATATCTTGAAGACTAAACGGGACTTCTCCCGCATAGTTAGTTAAGGTTTGGAATGCTTTGGCACCTTCTCTTGCTGATCCAAATAAGAACTTAAATCTTAATTGTAATGATTCAACTTCTTTACCAACTTGAACTAAACCTTTTAAAAACTTATATGTTCCAATAGCCGCTAAAGCAACACCGGCTAACGTAGCCGCTCGACCCAAAGACATTAATGCTTTTTGATTTTGCCCTAATGCTTTTTTTAAGCCTTCAACATCACGTTTGCCTGATACTTTGGCTTTAATGTTATATGTTTGTGTTGTCATCTTCTTCTTTTAGCCTTACTTTTGGCTTTCATTGCCCTCATTTGTTTATTGGATGCGTCGTTCTCACTTTTAATGTATGCTAACCACATATCTATCTCCAACGTTGTTAGTTCCATTACTTCTGATAAACTTTTTTTAAGTCTATCACCCAACACAAGTAGAAACCTTGTCTCAACGTTGGTTTCTACTCCTTTACTAAATCATCAATCTTTGGTTTTAAAGCCGCGTTATTGATTGTGCCTGCTATTTTTGTTATAACACCTGGATCTGCTTCGTTCATAAGCACTACCCTGTCTGCTTCGTTAAAAATCTTTTTTCCACTTTTATCTAATGCTTTTTGAATTAAAGATTCTATTAAAGCCTCCACAATATGGCCCTTTGCTTGTAGATCTAATACCTTACTTTCCACAACAAACGGGTATGTTTTTTTATAAAAAACATCCATATCCCATTCCTTAACGTGTAATTGTAAAGCCTCACCATTCACTTCTCTGTGATAGTGTTTTGTTATTTTTTCTATATTATTTGTCATCTTCTTTTTCCTCTTTGTCTATTGGACACTTCCCGAGACGCTGGTCGGTAAAAACCCCCCGGTGCTTGTTTCGAATAACCCTCGTCAAGACGTGTAGCATAAGGCACGGTGTTCCGTAAATTATAACTTGAATTGGAGTTTTTACTTAATCTCCAATTCTGTCTTGCCCGACCCGATTTCTTGGGTGTGAATCTTTTAATTGTTTTAAAAAGATCCTGGGCTATTGAGCGAACTGACTGATCAAATATCCGTTCAAAATCAGCCGTTGCTTTTCCCGTTTTAGGTGATATACTAACTTTTAACAAAAGTATATCTCCTTATGCTACTGCGGCTATTGTTATGCCGTTTCCGCTACCGTCGTTCGTTCCTTGGAATGAACACGTTCCTTCTACCATACCGTCAAAGTTTGAAGTAATTGAAAAACCTGTGATTAAAACTTCACCTGTTAAACTCATACCTGCTGTTTCTCCTGATGGGTAAAGTTTGATTGAAGCGGGTGCTGATCCTTGTGTTCTCATCGCTTGTTGAGCAGTATCACTGTCTCTTAAGAACACGTCCATAGATCCACTAAAATTAGTTAAACCTGCTTTGTAAGATCTAACTCCAGCGGAATCCATACTTGTATCTTCGATAGTTTCTGTTTCTAAATCTATTGAAAAAGATCTAACAGACGCTACCTTCGTTAAAGACGCACCAACATCAAACTCAACTCTTCCACTTTCTCCGGTGTATGTTGTTGTGTTATAAGCCATTATAAGGCCTCCTTGTTATTGGTTGTTAAATCTTTCGGTCCAAAAAGATTTAGATTTGTTTTTGTCGTCAATACTACAGGGGTATCAACTTCAACAACTTTTTTAACATTACGTCTTTTAGTTGTTTTTTTTGTTTTCCTTTGTAGCACCGATGGCTCGTTGTATGACCAACCATCTATCAGCCGTTGCTGGACTTGTTTGTTTCCAACAATTTCTGAATTCCCGAATTTATCCCATAATTGAATACTCATTATAAAACTCCTTTTACATATTGATAGACGCATTGAACGGTAATTATTATTTCCCCTAATGGTAATTCTCTTTCAATAACTTCTATGTTTGTTATACTTGTGCTCACGCCGTGTATGTTAGTATCTGCTAACGTAATATCTCTATCACGTGATACTTCCATTATTTCCTCGATGCGTTCGACAAGTTCATTTTTGGCGGTGTCTAATTGTGTGCCGCGAACATAACACTTTAATTGGTAATCAATTGTTCCTTGTCTTAAGTCAGTAGATATGTCTTCTCTTGATTCATTCATACTATTCATTAAGATAGCGGGGAATTGTGTTATTGCTATTTTAGATACGTCAAAGAATTCTCTGCTCACTAACCCCAACGCAGGATTGGTTATGTTTTGTAATTGGTTAAAAATATTTGTTGCTATGTTTTCTCTTGCTGACATTATCTTATAAGCCTATTATGATAAAATGTTTGTTTTTCACCTTCACTAAATGTGCCGGAAGAATCTAAATCATATGAAACACCTACGGCTAATATCGAGTCAAACTCTTCATTAAACTTTTCTTTGTAGTAATGTAGTTTTTCTCTAAATGAATCGCCTTCTACCTCGAATTTTGATAAACGTGGGTAAATGTATTGATACAGAACGTGATATACAGCCGCTCTTGTAAATTGACTGCTATCTAATCTGCTGGGTGATAATTTAGTATTTGCTCCTATAACACTTACGTCTCTTGTGCCGTATCTTGCTGTAGGATACCATTTTATGTTTAATAGTCTTATAAGGTCATCATACGTCTTCTCGTGTAAATCACTGAAGTCTTGGATGCCATAGTTTTTTATGTCTGGTTCGTATTCAAGTATATCTGAATCGCTTGCGAATGTTGCCATAATAGATAAAAGTCCTTCTTTTAATTTAATACAATAAAGTCCTTCTTTATTGCTGTATTATTTATTTAATATAAAAAAAAGGCCCCAGATTGCTACAGGGCCTTTAATGTATTTGAGCAAATTAATTATTAGTTAATTTGTTTGTCGCCTCTTACTAATACTGCGTATGCCGCTTGAACAATAGCATTACCTCTTGCTGTCGTTCCCACATATTCCGTATTACGAAGGCTGGCATCACGTTGGGTCTCAATTTTCAAAGGTCTTTTTAAAACGTGTCCAAATGCTGTTGGACTAAAGACTGCTCCCAAAGCGTCTGTAGAAACAGAATCTGCCGCTACTACCGCTGAAGAAAACATTTTCACATTGAATAGTCTTCCTACGTATGCTGATTTGCCGATCGCTTGATCACCAACTGAAGATAAAACATTAGCCGCAGTTGAATACCCTGCTGTTGTTAAAGTTTTTGCTATGTTATATGCTTGACTTGGATGTAATACTGCTACGTAATCTCCGTCAGCATCTGTAGGTGCTGATTGACTTCGTAAAGTATAAACCGCTTGAAGAATATGAGCCGGTGTTAATTCCGTTCCACTTCCACCAACATTTTGTGAAATGTTGCCTTCTGTAAAGAACGCAAAAGCATCCGTATCAATTTTCTCTGCGATCGCATTTCCTATCATAATCCCTACATCGGAACCCATATTTCTTGCTGTGGATTCTGATAAAAGATCTGATACATCAACTCTCGCACCAATTTCGCTTGCCGCGATACTAACGCTTGATGTTGATGGATTTAAAGATGAAAGGTCGTCTTCTTGCCCTGGGGCAGATGCTTGAACACTTCCATATATAGGAATTTGAGCCGTTAAGCCCGGGCTTCCTGTCATATCATAAACTTTGAATACACTTGCCGCTATAGATTTTTCTTGTAAAGTAAATCTTGCTTCCTGCAAAATATTCGTTAGTAATGATGTATCACCCGTTTGTAGTTCTGGACTTGCCATTTGCTACTCTCCTCGTTTAATACAAAAAACTTTATACTTGTTTGTAGATTTCTCGTCTCAACTTTTTATATAAAGCAAATTGTTCTGGATTCTTAAGATCCAATTTGTTTATATCAACGTCTGTAGCACCTTCTGAAGATGTGTTCGATTTAGATCCGCTACCTGCCGGTCCTGCTAATACAAAATGAGCGTTGCTTTTTAAAAATTCAGCAACAAGTCCATCTGGTGTTAAAGCATCACCTTTTTCAGTATAACGTGTCTGTTTTGATATTGGATCAATTACTTCTACTGAACCATCGTCTCTCATTACCACCTGTTCTCTTACAAGTTTTACAACTTGCTCGGGGTTAATAGCAGAATGCTTACTTGCTGAGTTCAGCAAAGCGCCATCCACCTTAATGTTTGACAATTCGGTTGTTAAAGTATTGACTTTTAAGTTTGCCTTTTCGGCTTGCTCTCTCAATATCTTCTCAAACTCACCTTTTTTCTTTTGCTCTTCTAATTTGGATTGCTCCTCTTTATCAAGCAAAGTCTTATAGGTCTCAACATTTACACCATCAAACTTTTTTAACACTCTTGCCTCGGTAGTATGTTTTACCTTGGCCATAATATTATCTACGTCTTCTTGTGTATATGCCTTCGTTGGTTGATTAACAACGTTCTCCTGCGATGGAATATTTTTTGTTTGTTCTGGTTGTGCCGCAGTAGCATTTTCCTTATTCAAATCCGATGTTTGTGTTGTTGTTGTTTCTTCTTGACTCATCGTGTCCTCCTATTATTTTATAGGGTAGTATAACCCTTTTTATAAGTTTATTTATTATTAGGCTTACCATATATAGGTTTTTGCCCTTTGTTTTGGCTATCACTATATAAGTTTAAAATTTCGTGTCCTCTTGCTAAAGCAATTTTCCGCATTTGTCTTAATGCTCTTCTTGCCTGTATAGCATAAAGTCTTGAAGGCCTATTCATTAGTTTATCATAAGCAGTAAAATAATCTAAACAAGTTTTTTTTAATTTTAAATGTCTTGCTGACTCAACTGGCTCTTTGTATATTCTTCTTATTGTGTTTGGCATTAATGATATGATTCCTCATCTACACATTGTCCTTGATTCCAATTTAAATCTCTTTCTAATCTATAAGGTTTAATATGTGAATATTTTATTTTAGCAAACAACTCGTATTTGTCATAAAATTCTGTATCTTGTAAATCAAATGTTGTTGCGCCTTTATCAAATGTCATATTAATCAAAATTAATAACGCTCCAAGGCATTGCTCTACCTTGTGAGTTCTTTACTAAATCACCTGTATCTACAAAACTCGCCACTCTTAACATTTTGTAGCCATTGGAGGTAATCTTCTTTTGATAGACTTGACAAGGTCTTACTTCTCTGCCTTTTATAAAATACTTTGGCTTTAGGATTGACGGACCTTTTCTGTTTTTTGTGCCTGCCATCGCAATCTACCTCATTAATCATTTAAAAAGTATCCTCTATCCATCTATGTATTATATAACACAGATATACCATTAACAATACAAATAGAAACAAGTTAATCATATTATTTCTTTATTATTCTCCTACAGCAGGTATATCTGTTGGTGCAAATATTCCAGTTTGCCATACTACAACTAATACAACAACTACAATAACTCCTGCCCATATCCATTTATTTTTAAGCATTATTTTCTCCTTTCTAATTGCCCACCAATCCACCCAAGATCTTATAAGATCCTTCGCCTGACAACCACTCTGCTATTTTATCTAAAGTCGCAAAAATGGCTTCTACTATTTTATCTATCATTATTATTCCTTTTATTGATTGTTTTGTTCTGGTGGATTAACATTACTATCTCCAACACATTTAAGCATTTCTTCTAACTCGTCTTCGTTTTTAGCAAGTAGTTCTTTAATTTTTATTTCAATTATATTTTTTAAATCTGGTGATGCTGTTGCTACATCTTTTTGAATTGTTGCCGCTTTTTGTAATAAATCCATATCCAAGTTTTTATCTCTAATATGAAATGCCATTGGGTATTTTATTTGTCCATCAAATGGTGCTCCTTGCCATTTAAAAAAGAATCTAAAAAATTGTTCTTCAAATAATTCTAATTGTTTTGCTTTTTCTGATAGTTTGGCATCTAATAATAAAAACTCTGACATCATTGCTACACCACTCATTTGTCTTGACTCGATGCTACGGATGGCACCCATATGAGCAATACGGTCGATTGCTTTAATTTTACTTTCAATACTTTTTAAAATAGCATCTAAATTAGTTCCTGAAGGTTGAAGCAAATAAGGTTTTAATCCCGCATCTGTTTCATTAGGCATAGTAATAATACTACCTGCCCCGGCTGTTGCCGAAACATCGGGCGTTTTAACAAGAGTTGGATGATTTGTTAGACGTATTAATTGTTCAATTTCTGATATCTCTTGATAGATAGAATTTTGTAAGTCCGCTACATCATTTACATCGCTGACTCCTATTCCACGTATATTTGATCTTGCCGCATAACACCAAATTGCTGGAATACTTCTAATTGGATTTGGTTTGCTTTCTATAAGTTCAAAAGATTTATTCTTTGCTGGATAATATGCTTGTAAAGTAATTTCTTCTTTAGTCCAAGTTCTACAATAATATTTTGTTGTAGTTCCATAAGTTTTATCATCTTTTTCTAATAATTTTAAATATTGTAATTCATAATGTCCTGATGGTAGTCTTTCAAAGTTCCAATCAATTACATTTTCTGGTGTGTAAATTGTAGCGTAAGGACGAATGCCGAGTTTTAATTCTTCAGCACGAGTGCCCATTTGTGTCTCGGGGCGATCACACATTACAACACAATGTCCGTAAATTGTGCTCATAAGATTTACGTCTCTCATAAACGATTCCCAACTTCTGCCTTCCATATCAGCATCTTCTAAAAATTGTTCTATTTCTGGAGCATAGTTATAACTACCAAAATCTCTTTTAGGTTCCTGTCTAAAAATGAAACTATTATAAATGTGGGCAATCGATTTCACGTGGTTGTCTAAAGGCGTTTGTGCTAATCTTGAAATGTAGTCTGGTGCTGATTCATAAACGTATTTTGTTAGGTAATTGCCTAATCTATATTGAGCACCGCCCAAATAAGAGTTTATTAAAAACTTCCAACGTTTAATATAATTTCTATATTCATCGTGTGCTTGTAAGCCTTGAACGATAATTTCTGAATCATCGTCTTGCTTTGCTGGACTATACTCTGCCATAAACTCTTTCTCCCTCTGTTCCTTGTGTTTGAACGTTAAATCTTTGTATTGGTTGCTCTTCTATATCACGTTTAATTGGATACAAATAACTTATCATATAACCTAAAGCGTCTCCTAAATGATCTAACCCTTGTTGCTTGTTTGGCACACTTGTTCCTTCTTTATATGTTTGCTTGACAAGTGTATTTACAATATTTTTACATTTGGAATTTATAAACAAACTTCTAACATTATTAGCATTACATAATTTACTATTAACACTATTAATTCTATCTCTTACTGCCATATGACTTCTTAAAACTTTACATATAAATCCATTATTTTGTAAAATAGATAAGTCCGTTTTTCCTCCCGCACTTGTTCGTCTTTGAACACACGACGGATCCGGGAAGGCTATAATTTTTTTATTAGGATAACGAGTTAAAATCTCATCACATAATTCTTGTGTATCACTTCCAAATATACGTATTTCATCAACGATGTCTATAACGTTATCTCTAATTACGGCTATAACAGCACTAATTGGTGAAACGTTAAAATCAATTCCTACAAATAATATTTTATCTGCTTCTGTAATAGCACTTGCTCTAACATTTTTAGACATATCAAAACTTGCGTATATTAGGCCCGTGAATGTTTCCCAAGTTGCTTCATATTCCTGACGATATACTTTTTGTGATAAATCGTTTTTTGCTTGTTCTATTTCTTCAGCATCTACCCAACCGCCTTCGCGTGTCGTATATAAATGACTATTCCATTCACTTTCGTTTGGGTCTTTTCCTCTTTGATATAAATCATAAAACCAATTATGACCTTTAGGAGTTCCTGTGAATAAGCACCTACCTTTAGTGTCGCTCAAGGTTGGACGTAAAACCTCGGTCCAACTTTGTTCGCTTATATCAGCACATTCATCTAATACAAGGTAATTAATCCCTACACCACGAAGGCTATCCGGGTTATCCGCACCTCTTAAACATATAAATGAATTGTTTTTTAAATGACAAGTTAAATCTGCTTCGTTAAACTTTTTTACCCAACGTAATTCCATTAATTTTTTCTTTAATTTCATCCAAGCAATTTGTTTTGCTTGTCTATAAGAAGGCGCAATATACCAACATAATTGATTTGGTTTTCTTGCGTGGTAGCATAACTCTCTAATTGCTAAAGTTGTCTTACCGAACCTACGCCCACTCACTATCACCTTAAATCTACTTTTATCTTGTGCTACAACGTTTTGTGGTTTTGATAATTTCATATTTTATTCCTGCCAAGGTAAAGGTGTATTGCTTTCAGTATCTATTGCGTTTTCTTTCTGCGATAGTAATTGTTTGCCGAGCCATATAAGCATACGCACATCTTTCTTTTCCACCGCGGCTTCAAACTGGGCTCTACGTAAAGACTTTTTACCTTCTGCTCTACCTTTATCTATTATTTTACTAAATCTTTTTTGTAATGTTGAAACTGATGTTTGAGCACAATCAGCAATTTCCTCATATGAACAATGAATACTTGCTAACTTAAAAATTAAATCGTGGTCGATTTTATATTTCTTTTCCGTCATTATAGATGTTTAGGTCCTATTATAATCCTAAATCTCCTTACATCAGTATCACCGTTTGTTGTTATTATTGAAACATCAATATTATATTCATTACCGCTTGTTCCTGCTTCTAATCTTATATTAACTAATGCCCCCGCAACTACTACATCTGTTGATGGGTTTGTTGGTAGTGCTAAAGGACTGGCATCGCCTGATATTGTTTCTATACTAACAGAAGCACTTGATATAGCGTCTCCGCTGTTCAAATAATCCGTGAAGTCGATTCCATATTGGACGTTTGCTGAAGAGTGCTTCTCGATGTATGCTCCCTTATTATCCTTCTTAAATCCTGTTAAATTGGCCATTAAACCTCGCTCCTTACTTTTGGAATACTGCTTCTTTGACTAAATGTTGGTTTGAATATTTTAATTTTACGTGTTTCTTCGAACACAGGCAGTCTCCTTGTTTCACTTATAAGTTTATTTACACGTGTTTCTTGTAAAACACTATTTACTCGTGTCTCAATTGGTAAAACAAACGTTCTTAATTCTTGTGGAGCAGTTAATATATTCCAAGGGTCAGCAATAGTAATTAATCTTGCGAATGATAACTGCGTATTAAACGCACTAAAACTTGCTCCTGCTTTGTAAGATACGTTAGCATTACCGCTTATTGATGCTATTGGTGTTAAATCTTTTGTTGGACTATGTGTTTGATTAGCATTAGAACTTAATGCTGTCGCTACATTATAAGTTTGATCTGCTCCAAATGTAGCATTACCATTAGCACCAATAGTATATGCTGTGCTAAATGATCCTGTTCCTGAATGTAAAATACTTCCTGTGAATACACCACTAAACACACCTGTTGGCGAAGTTGATACATTTCTAATTCTTATATAATCACTTGTTATACTTGTAGTTGCTAATAAGTCTTTTGGTTGAGCAAAGCCTGTTATTTTATTACCATTAACTGAAGTATCAATTGCTGTTGTATAGGATCCTGTGCCTGATGAAATTAATCCACCATTACAACTAAAGTTTATTGTTTTAACAAAAGCAATTAAACCTGGATGCCATTGTCCGCCAAACCATTCATTCCAAGTTCTATCTATTGTGCTATCTTCACTAAAAGTATCCCAAGTATAATCGTCTTGTCTTCCTTCTTGAAATGCGTTGAATATTATACCTCCAACACTTATTACCGTTGAAGTAATATCTAATGTTGGTGTAGATACAAACGATACGTTGGCACTTCCACTTAAACTTGCGGTTGCTGTTATTGTTTTTGTTGGCCCGTGTGTTTGGTTTGCGTTTGTGCTTGTTGTAGTTGTTGATGAACTACTTGCTGTTGGTGTTTGTAATCTACCACCATTACAACTTAAACTTGATGTTGATGTTAAACTTGCTGAAGCAAAGTCAAACTTTTCAGCACTTACACTTACGGTAAATGTTGATGTAAAATCTGCTTTTACATTACTTACAACAGCATCACAACTTAAAGTAAATGTTGATGCTGGTAAATCTAATCCTTCACTTACATAGCCGCTGGCTACAAAGTCCTCTAATACATAATCACCAACACTTGGAATTGGTGTTGTATAAGTCTCTGGAGTGTAATATGTTTGGACAACATAAATGTTGTCCGCTATTCCTATACCTTTTAAAGCCATTGGGCAATCTCCTTAATTAGGATTATGCCAACGATATCGTAAGGTTGCCTGATGTTATTTGGAATGTGTCGCCCGATAATACCTCTTTAGCATTGTCAAGTTGTCCATAGAAAAGAACATTACCCGTGTGTGTAGTTGATCCGTCTGGAGTAAAAGCACCATCCATAACTGCTATACAAGTTATTGTTGAACCTGATGTAGCCGCGTTATTATAGTTTGCGTCTGCTGTTGCGAAGGTGCAATTCGCGTTTGAAGCCGCACTTCCACCTGAAGCCGCCGCAAATGTTATTGCTGTTCTTACATACGCTCCACCGGTTATCTCATAATATCCCCAATTTGTCGCTGTTCTTGCGCCTGAGCCTGCCTCTAAAGCAACTAAAACGTCCGAAGCCGTTCCTGCGAATAGAGCAATTCTCAAAGTTGAAGGTTGTGAGTATGATGTATTACGTAATACGTGATCGAGTAATTTGTCTTCTAAATCATTACTGGCTGCCGACATAATAAAAATCTCCTTATGTTATTATTAAACGTTTAACATTTTTATTTATTAAATGTTAAGTGTTTATCTTTGTTAGTATAATATATCCTTTAAATGGATTGGATCTCTGTAATCCACCACCGCTTGGTGCTTCACTTACTGGACACGCAATATAATATTCATATGGTGTATCTATACTTCCGCCAATAGCAAGTCCGTGTGCTCCACCACCTTCAAGTGTTGTAGATATCTCGTCGTGTTTGTATAAATTAAGACTTGCTATTGCGGCTGTTCCACCACCTCCTGAATTCTTAACAACAAACACTTCTATAAAACAAGTAGCATTAATATCAAAATGTTTATCAATTGAACTATCACTTACAAGTCCGTATTGATCAGTCCAAGTTATATCAAGTTTATGTGCGTCTGCCGCATCTGTTGATTCTAATGCATCATCAAATATTCCTATAGACTTTTGTTGAACATTACCTACATTAAATCTTGCGTTGCCACTATCATATACAAGTGTTTGTCCTTCACTAACACTACCACCTATATTAAAAATATCAATAATACTATTAACATTATCAATATTTTGTTTTATATCTTCACGTGCTAAACGTGGTTTATCACTACCACTATCTACGTTGTCTGTTGATGCTTTTGTTGTTGGCCAAGTTGGCATAATATTCTCCTATTCAAACTTTATTATTTTTAAAAAAATGTCGGAGCCTGTTGAGTTGCCGACGGTTATATTTCCTGGTAAAGTAATATTGTGTGCGTCAATATATAATTCATCTTCGTAAGTTGTTCCTTCACTAACATTTAATATCTCTCCAAAATATTGCCAATCTTCCTCCCCCGGACCTAAATCATTATTATGAACTTTCCAATACATATTGGGTCTATAATATTCCTCTGGATAATAATAATAGACAGGATTACTGTGTTTAGATAAAACCTGCCAAAAATATTTTCCTGGTTGTAATATTATACCTGTGCTCATACTATTAAGTCCAACAAAATTATTATCGTCTATTACTTCGTCCCAAATACATCTTTTTTTTTCATATCCACCATCACCTGTTTCAAGGACTTCATATTGATACCCACTACCATCAAAACTTGCTCCATCCTTTGTCCGTAATGTTGCTTCAAATAATGGTGCTCTTGTTGTAGCAAATAAACTTGAACTATAACTTAATATACTTTTATCGTTAGGACTGCTTATAGTAAAGTTATCAATAATTGTATTGACGTTATCTATATTTTGTTTTATTTGTGGTCTTGCTGTGTTTGGGTTATCCGATCCACTATCTAATGCTGTTGTAGTTGCTTTTGTTGTTGGCCATCCCATTTATTATTCTCTGTTATATAAACTATTCCACTTATTTGTAATTTTGACAAAATTACTACCTGATGTTATTCGAACCCAACTACCGCTGGTGTCATCAAAGAAACGCGGACATAAATCTTCTAATTGTGGTTTTGAATAATCATCTGTGCCTTCATAGACAGCATTGAATACCGTATCGAAATCACTATTTTCAACTTCGTGAATTGTATAAACATCTGCTTCGTTTTTTGTTGAATACCTGCCTTTAAACATTATATTGTGTCTCCTGTGCCTGGTCCTACAGATTTATCAATAACCGTAATAGCGCCTGTTCCTATTGATGTTTCTGTTATTGTAATTGAATCTGATCCACCATTTAATAAAGTTGTTCCATTATGATATAAAAATATATCTGGTTGTGTTGCTCCGGCTGTTGTTGTGCCTGTTGTAGTTGGCTCAACAAATCCGTCTGTGTTGGTAGGATCGTAATATCTTCTTCTAACACTTTCAGTCCTAAAATCAATATATGAATTGTAAATCCATATCGGTCCCATTTGAAATCCTTTACCTGTTTCATTTAGGGCATTATAAGTTGTGTTTGTTGTGGCACTATATCTCATATTCATACCATCAAATTCTGAAGCGTCCCAATCTCCTCTGCTATGTCCCGCGGGGCCATTTTCATAATCATCATCATTAACATACAAAGCCTGGTAATCGTCTTCTGCTCCACTGCCTGATGTATTCCCACCCCCTGTGCCGCCTATATCTGAATCAAAAGCCACCATAACACAATTCCAATTGCCATCAAAACTATCTGCCGCTTGTGTGGCTGTGTTCCCAAAACCTCTGCCATCAATATAAGCATTAGTTTCATCTAACATAGTCATCTGCCAACCAAAATCTTGTAGTGTGAACCAAAATCTAAAAAAATCTGAATTACCGGTATCTTTAATCATTTGAAGAAAATAACTGCCTGAACCACCACCTGATGTCCCATCAATCCAATCGTCAGCATCACCGTCTGCGTCTGCTCCGTTGGCTCTAAACCACATCACAACGCTCATTAAATTATTTGTTGTAAAGTCAGCACCTGTCCATCTATAAGATGCCATATTGTCGCTGTTTGCTACATTATTAGTTGTCCAACCATAATGTGTTCCACCTGACGCCGCCGGCGCCGCTGTTGTTAAAACTGATCTTGCTATTCCTAATGGCACGTGCTATTCTCCTTATGCCGCGTATGCTTTGGCTATGTTGCCTAAATAGTTCGTCCCATCATTTGTGATTGAAACTATGTCTATACCTGTTGTCGCGGTTGTTGTTAAAGTTGGTGTTCCGCCAGCAAACTTAACTGCTGAACTGCCTTCTGTCCCGAACGCCCCTGTTCGATCTCCTGTCCCATCTTGAGTTATAATTATTGAACAAGTTTGTCCTGTTCCTAAATTCTTAATATTAAATGTTGTGTTGTGTCCCAATGTAATTGTAAATGTTGGACCTAAACTACAATCCACATTCACAGTAGTGCTTGATGTTAAGGCTGTAATTTTTTCACGATAGGATTCTAACTTACCTACTGCTGATAATGCGTCTGCGTCTTCAGCATAAAAAGCATATTCGTTTGTAATGTCTGATGCACCTGAATTTGTATTGGCATAAAAAGCATAAGAATTTGTAATTGCAGATGTCCCAGAACCACCTGTTGAAACACCAGTTGCATAATACTGATATGCATTTGGAATTGATATTGTAGAGCCGCTGTTAGGATTTATATCCATCCAACTTGTATAAGCCGCGGTTCCTGCATTTGTAGTAGATGAATCCGGATTCATCGCATTAAACGACATATCACCTGTGCTTTCAGTTTTAATATTTACTCCTGTTTGAACACCACTGGCATTTCCAATTTCACTATCGTTAGCAGAGGTATTTGTTAGCAAACACTCATTTGCTAAAGCCATTGGTCCTCTACTCAAATAACTGGATGTGGCATTTATAGCCGATCCATTTAAGTCAAACTCAATAAAAGCATATTGTCTCCATCTGTCATTTGAATTATTTGTTCTTTGTCCTGAGTCTAATTTAATTTTCGTCAGCATATTATTGGAATAAAGTCTGTCGTTTGCTATGGTATGAGTCAAATCCTCATAATACATATTATTGGAACCATTGTATCTGGACTCTGTGCTCCAATTAGAAAAAGTTCCACTATTAGCAGATATAACAATCAATCCAGTTCCGTTTGCTTGAAGATTTAAATCTTCATTACTTCTTAAACCTGATATTGTTGCTGATCCGCTATCAATACTAATTGTGTCTGTTGAAATATCTGAAGCATCACCTGATGTTGTAATGGCTCCTGTTGCTGTAATATTTCCTGTCGCGGCTAAAGTTGATCCATCGTATGTTAATCCACTTTCCGCATCTAATTCTGTTGTTGTTGCTCCTACAGAAACAAGTTCATTTGCTGTTGCGTTGTTTAATGCTGTAATAGCCGGTGTCGCACCTGTTATGGTTAAAGTTGTTCCTGATACTGCGGTAGTAATATTTGAACCGCCCGCCACGGTAATTGTATTTCCGTCATCTACTTGTATTACCGTTGATGAATCATCACCTAATCCCCAACTGCTGTCTCTTAAATTAATAAGATTTGAATCTAATTCCGCGTGTGTTAGGGCACTACCGGATGCCGCTGTTGAACTAACTGAACTTGTTGTTGCTGTTCTTGTTTTTAAATGGGCTTTTGTCATAATAGTTAAACTCCTGTTTTAATACACGTATTTACTTTCAATACTTGTATATTTATAACTAACTATAGAATTTAACTATTTTTTCTTTTTCTTTACAAATTATTATGTGTGTTTTTTGTTGTTCTTCTACTGCTATTTCCCATCCGCAAGTAGGATTGTAATATGTATAAACTATTTTTGTTGGGTCCATCCCAATAGTATGAACAATAACCGTTGGTAATGACTTAATGCTTGTAGTTAAACTAATAGTTGTTGCTTCTTTAGGACATTTCTCGAACAAGTTATTAAATTGATTTGGTGTTTTTGATGTTTTTGGTGTTTTTGGTGTTTTCGATGGTTTGGAAGTTTGGTGGATCTTTTTCTTTGGTTTATCAATTATATCTATAATTTTTGGTCTGTCTTCATCAACAAAATAATCCGCTTCTAATGTTTTAGCACTACGGCTTCTTATTTTAAGATTACCCATCATTATCCATTTGCTTGGTGCTAAAAGTTTGTTGTCTGCCATATCCTTCCAATTTTTATAATTTCTCATTTTAGGATTTAGTTGTAGGCTCCACCCTTGTTCTAATTTGTCGTTTATTACAACCTCGAACACACACTTATAAATTGTTCCTGTCCATTTTGTTTGTGTTTTTGATGGATATGGTCCTAAATGTGTTAAACATCCTTCCATTATTTTTTCTCCTTTGTTGATCTTGGTCCAATAAAACAATTTTGTTTATTCCAAGGTTTGCCTTCATCATATCTATGTAATTGATAACTATCGGCTTTTTTACCTCGCTTGTCCATACAATCTGCCCAAAAATTCCAATAATCAGCAAATACAAGTTCCCATCCTTCATCTCTAAAATGTGCTTGTGCTTTTGCTAATAGATACCATCGATTAACAATACGTTTATCGTTGCTTGGTCCATATTTCCATCTATCCGGGAACTTTAAACCTTTTTGTCCGCTTACATATCCTCTAAATGTCATTATTAAACCAACCTCAAATTATTAGTTGTTTTCAAATGTGTTAATACAAGCATTCCTCTTAAATCTTTAGCATACGGATGTCTCCACTTTAACTTTTTAGATATTGGCATATCAAAATCATCTTTAGTAATATCCCATTTCTCGCTTTTTAAAAAAAGTTCATCAAGTAATTTTAAGTATTCTAAATCTTCTTGTAAAGGAATTGTTTTATGTCTTGCTTTTGGATAATAATATCCTGTTTTACCTTCTACAACATCATTTCCTTTTTTATCACTTTTTTGTGTTTTTCGTATATCATTATTAATATAAGTGATTGCTTTACTATGTAATCTTTTTAATGTTGATATTAAATCTTGTTTATGTTCTTTACCTGCTACTTTAATTGGCGCAAAAGCAGGCTTACTAAATTCAGTTATAGTCATATTTTTTAACCAAGGAACCCATTCATCTACTTTAATATCATAATCAAGTTGTTCATTCCAATATTTTCTAATCGTAATCATTTTATTACACTATGTCCTCTGTTTATTAAACATTGTTTAACCGCTAATCTATATGTTGATTGGCGTTTTGGTATCAAGCCTAAACTTGCTGTGCTAAAATACCAATTAACCGCCTGTTGATACGAGTCCCAAGCCTTATTAACGTGTTCATCCACTAACGTTTCACAATGTTGTATGTCGTTTGTTATTTGGTTTGCTTGGTCTGTTGTAAATGTGCCTGACCTCCCGGCTGTATCTATAACAGGCTTGTATGAACAAGCGGTTAAAATCATTATAAAACTAATTGCTAATAGTTTTTTCATTTGTTTCCTTTCTAAAAACAAAGTTAGCAGGTTTGTTTGCTCCTAAATGTCCTGGTAATGCCGCTATTTGTTTAAATCCAAATGTATCTATTAAGTATTGCCCTGCGTTTTTTGGATTATTAGCCGAACGTTTAAAGTCTTCCATATAAATTGTTGGATTACATTCAGTTAATATTTTTTTAGCACCTTTTAATAATGTTAATTCAAAGCCTTCAACATCTATTTTTATAAAATCAACTCTCGTAAATTCTTTCTTTTCATAAAATGAATCTAAAGTTGTTATATCAACTGCTATCATACGTTCTCTTGATGTAATCTTTCTATTCAAACGCATTTTTTCCATACTGCTTCTACCACCATTATATAAACATATTTTCATTGGTTGTCCTGTTCCAAAATAATCCCCTAATGCTGTCTTGTGTAATTTTACATTGTTAATGTCTCGTAAATTGTGTTCAAAACACTCTATATGTCTTGGCACTGGCTCAAAACTATGAACTTGATTAAAAAGTTTAGATAATTTCTTACTCCAAACACCAATATGTCCTCCACAATCTAATGCTACCATATTTGCGCCTTGCGTCATTGCCATTGTTTTTTTAATGTTTGTTGCTTCGTAAGTTTCCCGCATTACGGGATCGTTATCTGGCATTGCCCAATTATTTTTTGTTATTTTCATCTTTATCTCCTGTATATTTCCATTTGTTGCTATAAGAACCTTCTTTGCTAACTAATTCCCAATTAAACCATTTTTTAATACATCTTCTTCCAAGCATAGTAGTATAACTGCTTTTATATCTTTTAGTTTCTAAAACTTTTGTTGGTTTGAAGGCTTTTATAACTGCGTTTATTTGATTTTGTAATTTAATAGTATCGCCGTATGTTAATTCATATGGTAGATACATTACTGGTCTCATTTCCCTTGTATCAATATGACACGTTGGCTTGTTATCGGAATAATTTTTTAGATGTATTGGTCCTTTTGTAATACCATTTCTTCTTTTATCAATTCTTTTTACATATTCCGCTTCTAAATATGCCTCATTACTGCTAAAGAAACCATTAATAACATTTTGAAGTCTAAAACTACTATCGTCCATACGTAATACACACGTTGATATTGGGTTGTCGCCTTGATATGAATATTTGTTTCTTTTGTTAGGTAATAAATTCCCAAACTTGTCTTTTACTTTACCTTTGAGTTTGTGTGTTAAACTATTTTTATAACACCAATGCTTAAACTTGCTTCTATGAAACGTTTGCCCTAATGCTTCTAATAATTGATCTTTCCACAAGTAGTCTAACAATGCTTTTGTGTCCATATAAATTATATTGTCGCCTCTGTTGTTTGTTATGCGTGTAATATTATAGTCTATCATATTACCTTCTCTCCTTTAACAAATCGATATACATATTACTCCCATTCACTATTATAATTGCTAACTCCATAAGGTCCTTCAAGCATCGCGGAGAATACTATCTCGATCTGATACCAACTGAAGCCTCGGCCTCGTAGATCTTTAATCAACCTCTCGTGCTTATGCCCCGGGCCATTCCAAGGTAAGTCGTTAAGCCAATTATAAAAAATCTCTTTGTTTTCTACCTCGTCTCCGGTATCTATTCTATCGTAATGTTTGATTGTTTTCATTAACATATTAAGCCGTTTCCTTTTCTAACTTATTAATGTAAGTTGTTTGTTTAGGGTTTTCATCTTTAATAGTATCCCAATCAATTGTATAACCTAATTCGTCAAGAGCATTTACATAATTTGAAAGCATACATTCTCTACTTTCAACATCTGGATAATGCTCTTCTTCATATACATCATAATCGTGTATAGAGTAAAAGTAAGACATACAAGGTGCTCCGCCAATTATATCCCATAACCTTTCAGCAACCTCTCGTTGTTCTTTACTATCCATTTTTTCAACTTTATCATAATCTAAATAAGTCTTGAAACTACCATAATAGTCTGTATCAATATCTTCTATTAAATCTAATAGTTTTTTATCTAATGGGTTTTTACTTTTTTTTAATTGTTCCATCACTTCTTTATACATTCTTGTAGTTTGTGTTTTATGTAATGGTATATCTAAAGGCCAAAAGCAATAAGCCTCACCATCTTCCATTCCATAAGGAGTATTTGTGTGTATAGTAGTCATATGTTCCATATTAAGCCTTCACTCCCGCCCTTGGAGTTGTATCGCCATCTCCTTCATATATTAAACTTTCAATTGATTTATTTTTAATTTCTTTTAAACACGTAAGTTGGTATTCTACATCAGCAATTTTATTGTCTAATTTTTTTCGTTCTTCCCAATATGCTTGTTTGATCTCTTCATTGTCTTTAGCATTAAAATCCATTGGTGCTACCATAAGTGTATATTCGTTTATGTCTTTATTGTCTGTCATATTATTTGTAATCCTTTAAAGCCTTTATAACTTCTTCTCTGGCTACTTTATCATATTGAATTTTAATATCTTTTAACTTTGGTGCTTTAGACATCAAATAATCTATAATGCCCTGATCAAGTTTGCCATTTAATAATTGTTTGATCTGTTCCTTCTTTACTTCTGCTTCACCCTTAAGGTATATTGCTTCTGCTATATCCCAACTATGTCCGTGTTTTGTTATAACATTGTCTATATAATAACCTATTTCTTTTGGTGCTTCTGTTAGTGTATATTCGTTTATGTCTTTATTATCTGTCATACAAATTATTCTCGCTCTCTGTTAGTTCATAAAGTAATCCTTGTAATTGTGAAAGCACTGGTATATCATCATATGGTGCTTCTACTTTGTAGCCTAAAAAAGCATAAACTTTTTCAAGTTCATCTATTGCTGTTTCAACTTTTCCAATCATTACTTCTGGTGTTGCTAATTGGTTTGGCTTGAATAAACTTAATTGTTCTTTTGTCATTATGCTGTCTCCTCACCATCGGATGTAAATGCTTTGCCTAAATTAGGCACGACAACCACTCCACCTGGTTTCAACATACTGCTCATTTTATTAAACCATTCATTGTTTGCTTTATGTTGTGAATCAGTAAGACTATTGTAGTGTTTTTCACTCCAACCTCTCCCTTGTGCTTTAGCCTGCTTAACTCTGTCTTCGTATGTGCCTCTGTTTTTTGCTTGTCCCATCGCTTATATCCTCCTTTTTTGTATATTTGTTTTTTTTAACATTATGTATTTATTATAACATATATTAGTAGTATGTCAAGTGCTTAAAAGCATTATTTTACAACTTATAATTGTATTGTCTCCTTAACAAATAATTCTGGGAATAAACCTTTTTCTTGCCAATCATCTCCAAACTTTTTATTCACAGCCAAAACAGACTTGCCATCAAGCGGATAAGCAACTACATAGGCATAATCAAGACCTTTTTTGTATAGCATAACTTGGACCTCTACCAATTTTTGCATTTTGTTAGCATCATTTACACCTTTATAATAATTTAATGTGCTATTATTGAGCCTGGCAGTAATATAACCGTTTTTTAGATTTAATATTTTCTTTGTCATTAGGCTACCTTCTCAACGGTTAAGGAGTCTAAATTCCTATCACATTCGTAGTCTGAATCATAGTTCTTATCACCATATTTCTCTAATCTATATTCATCAGCACATAAAGACTCTACAATATCCTCGTCAGTTTCCCAAGTAGTAATCTCGCCACAATGTTCATCAGTAAAAGTAAGTTCTCCTTCTGCACCGTCTGGATCGGGCTCTATATCACCACAAGTCCATTTATATTTGTATGGTCCTTTTAACACCTTGATTAGTTTGTCGTGTTCTTTTGTCATTCTGCTGTCTCCTCGCTATTTGTTGCTATTTCATACATATCTTCTATATGATGATTTAGATCAACAAGTGCAGTTGATACATCTTTAATCAATACTTTTGCATTTTCGCGACTTATACGATCGCTATTAGATAAATCAAATGTATCATTAAATGTAGTTTCTATCTCAGCAATCTGCTCTTTAAGATCTTCTATTTGTTGTATAATAAGCATTAGGCT